TACTGGAGCAGCATCTGCTGCCTATATACGCGGAGATGGCGTTCAAGTACCACCTACTCTAGGTACGGCTGTACCGGTTGGTAATACGCTATACAACGCTGCTTATTTTGAAGCAGCGGCTTCTAGTTACAATGAAGTAACACTGTCTTGGGATTTAACTCTGTATGATACAGACCCAACTAACCCGTCCTCTACAAGACCATACTCAGTATTGATTGTGTATTCAAACTATGGTTGCCCAGACACTATCGCTGAGGGTTCCGTAATAGTTGAAACGCGTAACATATCTAGTTTTGTTCATACAGAAGTTATAGGTGTATGGGCTTACTATTCAATGTTCATTAGATATAGATCTTATGAAGGGGACGATTACTATGAGATCGTTTCAAAGATGCCAGTACTACTACCCAGTAACCAGGATTCTTTGGAAGATCTATACTCAAAAATTCCTGAACACTACCGGGCTTTAGACGAGGCAGATTCAGGGCATTTACAAAAATATTTGTCAATATTCAGTTGGGACTTGGACAAAATTAAATCTACGCTACGGTATGCATTAGCAATGCGTGACCCATTGGTGTCCGATGAAGAATTACTTAACTATGTGGCTCAAGATTTAGGAGTGACACTAACGACAGATGACGTAGGTTCTCAACGTTTAAGAGATTACTTAATAAGTTTTTCAAAACTTAAAAAGAAAGCAGGATCAAAAACATCTATTGAAGCACACCTTGAAGCTTTGTGTGGAGCAGATGTAATATTAAACGAATCTGCTAAAACAATAAAAGTATACCCACAAAGAATAAACCTTTTATCTGACCCAGCATTCACCAGTGGAGTTGCATCTGGCCTTGATGGTGGAGAGCCAACTGTAGCAAACAGTGTAATAGCATATGATTCTGGTGTCTTAGGAGATTCACAGACCGTGGTGTACAGTGGTGGATCAACGCCAAACGAGACACTTAGCTCAGGAGTTGCCACTACCGAACGGTGGTCAAGTTTTCCAGACCCAATAGACACTACCTATACGTACCTTGAGACAGCCTCTACGGCAAGTCCTGGTTCTCCAAAATACATAAAAGTAATAGGTGGAGACATTTTATACTTTTCAATTTCTGTACCTCCTGAAACAGACGTTGCTGCGTATATACAAGATTCTATTAACTCAGTATCTTTGTATGCACCAGGGGGTGCCTCTGGAGGATCTGCTGGGTTAATAACCACGGATAGCACTGCTCAAATTTATGCTGGAAAAAGTTATTGGAGATTAGAAGTACCTTCTTCTGTAACGTCCTACACAGATGCTGTTTTAAGCATACGCTTTGCTAACTCTGTTGGGTCGGTGTCTATATCTTATAATGACTTCCAATACGCCCTTCTTGAAAGAGATTATATTGGAGAATACTTTGATGGAAACACATCTCGTGGTGGGTGGTTGATCGGGTCAACTGGCTCAATATCAGACTATCGCTGGAAAGGGACAGCAAACGATTCTGAATCTGTGTACTCATCCAACTGGGCAAAAACTCAAAATGTAATAGACAGACTTCTTCAGTTCATAATTCCCGTAACCGAATCAATTTCTTCTGGAACCCTGTACAGTAATGGTTACTACAAAAATACAAGTAACGTTATTTCAAAGATACCAACTTACAAATACGTAATAACATACGACAACATACCAGGAGTTTAAAATGGACTTAATTATAGCTGGGTTAGCTGTATACAAAGTATTACAGTTTATTGATTCCTTGCTACCAAAAGAAGCCATGCCATGGGTAAAGCTGCTTGCATCACTGTCACTGTCGTACGGTGCATGCGCATTAATTTCTACCGAGAATATTTTAATTAATGGAGCGGCAGTTTCCGCACTATCTGGTACAGTGCACTCAGTCCTTCGCTTGTTAACTCTAAGTGGAGACGCAGCTTCCAGAAAAAATATTAGATAGGAGATTTAGTGGGTACTAACACAACTTACGGAATACTCGGAACTTCTGATGTTCCAAGAGAGGTCATCGTTGCGTCACTGACGGACAGTGGTAAAGGCCGATATGTAATTCCTTGGTACGGAACTAAAAAGATATCCCCAGCTCTTGAGTATGTTTACGATTGGCTGTTGGATAACGAGATGGAATACGTAGTCATCGAAGCTACTGATGGTAGACCGTTGCCAAACGCAATTAAAAAGTCAGCTGCATCTGTAGAACAAACGGATGAAGTAGACATGGAAATCATGTCTCTTCTTGAGGCAACAAAGGACAGTGCTGCATTAATTATGTGGGATGAGTCAAACCCACAGCGTTCATTGTTTTTGGCATCAACAGCGTTGGGTATGGGTATTAAGTCTCTTGAGCTTACAAACGGATTAGTGCCGATAATTGTAGAAGATTCAGATTTAATCATACCCGCTTCTAACAATCAGTCTGGTGTTATGCAATTAACAACCAAGAGCAACACTGACGCACACATTGATAACTTGTTAAATCTAGACACAAGTAGTTTTGATAGAGAAACACTTGAGGTTATGCCAGCAGTATCCGTTAAACGAATGGCTGCAAACGCAGGGTTTAACGTTAAGACAAAAGAGGAAGCAATTAATGCCTTGACAGGAACACCTATTGAAGAACAGATTGCTAGTTTGGATGTAGGAACTGTTTTGTTAATGTTTAATGATGGCACAGAACTTGGGTTTTCCATGAATAAAGATCTACTAAAAAAGATCATGGATGTAGTTTTAGATCATCAAGCAAACTTGTAATCTGCACAAGTTGCAAATAAAAAAGCCCCAGGTTTTTCCTGGGGCTTTTTCTTTACCTACAACTGCAGGTAATCAATGAGTTCACTTCTTTTTGGGGGCTGCCTTCTTGGCAGGTGCTGACTTCTTGCCCTTGGCGGGACCCTTGCCGTAACCGGGGTCCTTCTTATCCTTGAGGCCACATCCACATGATGCACACATACTATTTACCTCCCTTCCTATGCTTTGCTGTTTTCTTAGCAATTGCTTCAGGCTGTTTTACAAACTGTTTACCTTCGCTGTTGCCTTTTAGCGGCCATCAGCAATCCCACTTACGCAAAGACTTGTTAATCCGTGAATTGGGGTCATTTGCTGTCTTCTTTGAAGTATTCTTCTTCTTCATACCTTCCATGCGTGCACAAAAAGAGTCACGTCTGGCAGCGTCCTTCTTGGATTTAGCTGCTTTTTCTTTTGACACGGGTGGTTTTAGGTCGCTACCTGGGTGCTCCCGCTCATAGGATTTACGGCCTTTTTCGTTAAGGCCACCCTTATCGTCTTTACCTTCTTTGCGTTGCCATGCTGCACTTTTAGCCATCACTTCACCTTCTTTAGATTGGGGTTTTTCTTCTTAGCTGCGGGGCTAGCTTTACGAGAACTAGATGCAAGTATTGCTCCAGCTTGTTCTTCGCTGATGCCCTCTTTCTTGGCAATATCTTTTTGTGCTGCCTTGAATCCTGGGTGTTTTTTCTTAGCTGCCATGGTTACCTCACTTGGTTGAGGCGCGGAGTTGCCACGCCCATTTTTTGTGCATATCAATTCGTCCAGATATAAAATCCGCAATACCTTGTTCATCTGCTTTAGTTGCTTTTTTAAAGGTATCATTAAGTGATTTAATTACAGATTCATTGGCGGTAAGCAAAGCTTTTGCCATTGCTTTTGGGGATGGCTCAACATCTTTAAACTGTACCGTAGTTAACTCATTAAACTTCTTTAAACTAAATGGAGCGTAGTCATCTAACTTACGGATGTTCTCTGCAATAGGGTCGATGCTCCCGTAGGCGTCTTCATAGATGTCTGAGAACAAATCGTGATATTGACTGAAGTCAGGCCCTTCTACATTCCAATGGTACCCATGGGCCATAAAGTAAAATGTAACTACGTCCGACACGAGTACTTTTAAAGCTTTAATTAATTCTTCCATTGTGCTCCTAGTCAAACGGTCACCCCAAATAATACCATCTCGACAATGGTTGCGGACAGCAACAGGTGGCGCTAACCTCAGTGGTCCAATGGGAACTAATAACGTATTTGGTGGGCGTTTTGTCGCTGTACCTGAGTGGGCATTGACCTACGTAAACGAGCACGGACAGCCACGTGATCTACAGATACTAACATGTATTGTGTCAATGATAAACTTTCATGACAAGTCTGTAACCGTGTCTGTGACTGAGCTGGCAAAGATTGCCCACACATCAAAAGAAACTGTAAAACGATCACTAAAATGGTTAGCTGACAACTTTGTAATCAGCGTAACTGTTGATAAAAAACCAAACCCAAACACATACACAGTGCATTACACTCAGCAAGTGATGGGGTCATCAGTGACCCCATATAGGGTCATGGATGACCCATTCATGGGGGCATCAGTGACCCCTACTACGGTAGGGGATAGGGTCGTACATGACCCTATTAAAACGCTTGAACTGCCAGCGTGTGAGGGGTTTTCTGAAACTCCTAGAGTAATACTATTACTAAACAGAGAAAATACAGAAGTACTACAAAAGGCCGATGGCGGAGATGGTAAGGTTAATGACATGATTTTAGGCGCAGATCCAAACGATGTTGTGAAGAGTGATGAACCGGTTAAACGCAAGGCACGTCCTGAAGTAAATCACTTAGTAAACTACTTTGTTTATCATCCACGATCAGTAATGGCGTGTTCGTACACGTTTCAAGAAACACAAATACTCAGAAGAACTGTACGGTTACTCCTAGACTCTGGGCTTACACGGGCATCAATTGCAAAAATGATTGACAAGTTCTTTAGCACCGACCGAATGCGCTCAGCAGATTCCCCTGTACACATGTTCTCAAGCAAAGCAGTTCAACAATCTTTGATGGACAAAGTTGAAACTGAATTAGATGAGAACACCAACCCAGTTCTGACATTGATGCTCAATGACTTCAACAGAGATAATGTACATCTACCGTGGGATTCATCAGCAGACGAGCATCTTCGTAAAACAGTTATCATGTCTGGAATGGATGCTTGTTATCGCTATCCAGAAGTAGTTGCTAAAGTAATTGAATCCTACACAGACTTCTATCATCCAGAGTTTAAACGTAAACTATCTGCGCTTAACTCTTTAGTTAAGTGGCACTTAAACGAAGAGGACTGCGATAAAGAAGAACTTTTAAAAATTCTTTCTGATATCACACTTCCAAAAGAGTTGCTTGCAAAAACTAGGTCAACCCTTAGACCAGCAGCTGATACGATTGTTTCAGCAATTTATAATTATCGAAGAGGTTCTCATGGGGTATGACGGTATGTTTGCGTTTGCAAGTTTTGAAGACCTTATCAACTTTGTGACTTGGGTCACAGCATCGTTTGATGACCCACAAGAGTTCATGGAATGGGTAGAGTCACGGACCTCAGACTTTTCAAAAATTGACAATGAATTTTGGAGCATAATTGAAAATGGCTATTACACGGAAAGTACCAACACAGACGTTCCCGGTTCCGACTGATTGGAAATCTGAAAAGTGGTGGCGTAACCGCTCAAAAGACGAACGTGTGTTCCACACACGCATACCAGCAAGATGGACTAGCTTCACTCTGGAAAATCTAGAAGTAAGTGACTCCACTAAATCTGAAGTATCAAAGTGGTTGAATAATTATCAACCAGGTGACAGTCTTTTCCTACACGGAAAATCAGGTTGTGGAAAGAGTGTTGTTGCTCAAGCAGTCCTATCTGAGATTGTTTCTAACCACGAGCTTTCTGGCCGCTTTGTAAGTAGCGATCGGTATATCGACATGCTCAAAGATACATTTGAACAGGATGGTGGACTACTTCCTGAAATGTACTCAATGCCATATTTACTGAAGTACATTCAAGGTGTCTTTGATGTTGTCATGCTTGATGGTGTTGGTCAAGAAAGAGAAACTGATTTCTCAACACACGAAATCGGTAGCCTCATTAGGCGCAGATATGAAGACACCAGATCAATGATCATCACAACAACGATGGGTGTAATGGACTTCAATCGACGTTATGGGGATCGGGTAAAGGTCGCAACAACGGAGATGACAGAGATTAGAGTTTCGTAATGGAACGCGGAGACATATCCGATTACACAATTATTTCCCAAGCTTGTATCTGGGAAGGCGTACTTGCTAATCCACCTGAAGGGCTTACTTCTAAAACTCGTTATCGTTTCTACGAGCGTGCCAACAACTGGGATTCAGCCATACCAATGTGGAAACCAAATGACTTGTCCGTCAGATCAATTGCTGACTGTACCAACAGATTGCATATTGGTACTGACGTGATCACATTTCTATCTCAAGATGCTGTAGACCCCATCTATAACTGGTTGCTCAGAAAAGGAATTACTACTACCGTGTTGTATTACCCCTCAGCTGAGGAGTATGCTCTTGACCTTCGCTACAACCGTGGAATAAAAACCGTCTACGTTGCCAACGATGACGACGCACTAACGATAGGGTTACGAGCCCATGTCGTACAACCAAACACTGCTTGGAGAATCTGATGGCTTCCAGTGAGCTGTATTTAGTTTCAAAAATAATTCAAGAAAAAGATATAACTACTCCGGTACGAGCCGGACTAAAACCAGACCACTTTACTGGTTCTTGGGTTGAGGTTTGGTCTTGGTTGCTTGACTTCCAACGTACTCACGGTGCAGTTCCTACTGAACGTGTGTTTTCACAAGAGTTTGGCGACATACATCTTGAGGATGCATCCGGAGAAACTTTCTCCAGACTTATTGATGAAGTCCTCGCTGCGTACCGGCAGAGAACCATCATGGATTCTCTATCCCATGCAATCCCCGCGATCAACAACAACGACATTGATGAAGCAATGTCAGCCCTTGCGGCGGGTCTTCAAAAAGCCTCAGTTGAATCATCACGTCTTAGAGACATTGACATTATTCAAAACTGGGAAAACAGAATGTCGCGTTATGAAGAGATGCGTAATACACCAAATGCTCTTCGTGGCATACCTACAGGTTTTCATGGGCTAGACAGAATCACACACGGTCTTCGTCCGCAACAGTTTATTGTGTTTGCAGGAGAACCAAAGCGAGGAAAATCTTTGTTTGCATTGATCCTTGCCAACTCCGCTCACATCCATGGAAAGCGCCCATTGTTTGTTTCCTTTGAAATGAGCATTGAGGAACAAGAGGCTCGTTATGACTCTCTTATTTCTAAAGTTCCGTATACGCGTATCCTTTCGGGCGACCTATCTAACTCTGATATGGCAAAGATCAAACGTGCGCTGAGTATAAGAAAGAACATGCAACCCTTTGTGTTTAGCGAGGACACATCGTCGTTGACAACAGTTACAGCACTGGCAGGAAAGGTTCAGGAATATCAACCAGACTTGCTTGTTGTAGATGGTGTGTACCTGATGGACGACGAAGAGGGTGAGGCAAAAGGCTCACCACAGGCTTTAACAAATATCACCAGAGCGTTGAAGCGACTTGCCCAACGATTTGATATTCCGGTAGTTGCAACAACACAGGTGTTGTCATGGAAGCTACAGAACAGAAAAACACGAGCCGTAACCGCGGACGCAATCGGTTACACATCTTCGTTTGCTCAAGACGCAGACTTGATACTTGGTGTAGAACGAAATCCTGATGTAGACGATCAAGCGATTATCAGAGTTGTGCTAGCAAGAACTGCCCCAACTGGAGAAGTACACGTAAAATGGGATTGGGCTACCATGGAGTTTGAGGAAGTAAACGATTATGACGACTACATCAACCCATCATTCGATTAACCTAGCTCAAGTTCTTGAGTCGGTTGGCGTTGAGATTAAGCGCGTTGGCGACAGAGAGATAACAGGCAAATGCCCTGTGCACATTCGTACTGTTGGACGCCAAGATAACTCCCCGTCATGGAGCATGAACGCCACAACAGGTTTGTGGATATGCTTTTCATGTGGTGCTCGCGGGTCGTTATCATCGTTACTCTATGAACTTACTGGTGATTCTGATTCTCTAGGCATACAGAAGATGCTTGTTGAATCTTCTTTTGAAGCTTTAAAAGCACCAAAAGTTCAACAAGAAGAAGTTTACGTAGACCGCGATGCATTCTTTGGTTTTGCAAGAGTGCCAGAAGCACTTTGTGCATCAAGAAACCTTGATCCAGAACTAACCCACAAACACGGCGTACGCTGGAACAAAGACCGTAGGGCGTGGGCCATACCGATTATGTCGCCTACCGGAAGACTAGAGGGGTGGCAAGAGAAGAGACTTGGCAGTGTTCTTAATTACCCAAATGGTGTAAAGAAATCTAAAACACTTTTTGGTATTGAACGTTTTAAAAGCAAGACAGCCGTCCTTGTAGAATCCCCACTTGACGTAGTTAGGTTTGCAGCCATAGGAACTGATGCTCAAGCGTTAGGTACATTTGGTGCTTATGTATCCGATGAACAACTTAGATTAACTTTGTATGTTGCCGACAAAATTGTCGTAGCAATGGACAACGATGACGCAGGTGTTGCTTCTAGCAAGAAGATATACAAAGCACTAGGTACCCCACGAGCAGGTCTTTTGTGGTGGAACTATAGTAATTCAAACTGCAAAGACATAGGTGACATGGAAGACGAGGAAATTAAGGTAGGATTAGATACCGCAACTGTCCTACCACCTTGGATTACCTAATATGTTTACAGGATCACTATACCCATATCAAGAGGAGTCTGTTGAGAAGATGCTCGACAGAGGTCAAGTACTACTTGGGTTGGTGATGGGTGCTGGTAAGACTGTTACAACCATCGCCGCAATAGAGTCTTTGTTTGACGCTAACGAAATAGACCGCTGCCTAGTCGTAACCCCCGCATCACTTAAATACCAGTGGAAACGAGAGATTGAACGTTTTACTAACTCTCGTGTAACTGTAATTGACGGTACTGTAAAGGAACGAGAGCGGTGTTGGAAGTCAGCGTTATCGGCAAAATATGTAATTGTAAACCCCGAGTGTTTGATTCGCGACCTGGTGCTATTTAAAAAAGTTGATTGTCAAGCCATAGTGGTAGACGAGGCAACAATGCTTAAATCTAGAGTCAGCAAACGCTCAAAGTTGGTAAAGAAAATTGCAAAGCCGATGCTCTATCGGTATGCCTTAACCGGTCAACCAATCGAAAACAAGCCAGAGGAATTGTTCTCAATTATGGAGTTTGTTGACCCAAGTGTTCTTGGCGCGTTTACAGACTTTGATAGAACGTTTATCGTACGAGATCATTGGGGCAAACCACTTAGGTATCGAAACCTTGCGGAACTTCACAAGTCTTTGACCCACTGTATGATCAGAAAGACAAGAGAAGATATTGCGGATCAACTACCAGAGATTATCCATCAAGTAATACCTGTGCCATTTGACGAAGCTGGTGCTTCTTTGTACAGGTCTATATCAAAAGATTTGCTTTATCATTTACAACAAGCAATGTCTAAACACGGTGGATCTTTTAATTTATGGAAGCACTACAACGACCCGGAATCAAACGAAGCTCAGGGTCAAATAATGTCTAGATTAACTGTGCTAAGAATGTTATGTGATAACCCACAATTAGTAGTTAGATCTTCAGAAATCTACGCTGATCCAAAAAGGCCCGACGAGGGTAGCGCTTATGCTCATGATATATATTCTAGGGGGCTTATGTCTAAAGTTACAGCTGCTCCCAAACTTGACGCTGTAGTGGAGTACATTCAGGAAGTCCTATCAGCTGACCCTAAAAACAAGGTTGTATTATTTTCTTTCTTTAAAGAAAACTTAAGACTAATACAACAAGCAACCTCAAAGTTAACAAATAGTGTGTTGTTTATGGGAGGAATGAGCGCTGAAGAAAAGGATAAAGCCAAGCAGCTTTTTGGTAACGATGCAAACACTCGTTTGTTTTTATCCTCGGATGCCGGTGGGTACGGAGTAGACTTGCCAATGGCAAATTACTTAATATCATACGACCTACCATGGAGCAGCGGTAAGTTGGAACAGAGAGAAGCCAGAATCATTAGATTGTCTTCACAATTTCCTCACGTAACTATTGCAACTTTTGTTATGCAGGGTAGTATTGAAGAGAGACAGTATGAGATGCTTCAACAAAAACGTTCAATCAACGAAGCGTTTGTTGATGGTAAGCACCATGATCATAAAGGTGGCTTTGACATAACGTTAGGGAGTCTCTCAAACTTCTTAAAACAATCACACGTATAGGAGAACCATGGAAAAGGTTGTTGAAATTGCACGTAAATACCCAGAGCAAGAGTTAGCTCTGATCAGCAAAGAGTACAATGATCTAAAGAGTTTGATTGATAAGTACCAAACAAGACTTGATCAGCTTAAGAAAGAGTTGAACCAACAAGCAGACCTTTTTGGAGATGAAGACGACAAAGGCCACAAGTGGCTTAGAGCTGGCAATTTTCAAATAAAAAGAGAACGTAGAGTTTCTGTAAACCTTGATGCTAATGGCGCAGAAGCTTGGGCAAAAGATAACAACATCTGGGATGACGTATCAGAAGTAGTGCGTGTCCTTGATGAAGACAAACTACTAGGCAAAGTTTGGGAAAATCCTGAACTAAAGCCGGCACTAGACAACCTGTATGTAAAGAAAGAAACCTGGGCGTTTAAGCTTTCAGAAAGCAAGAGCTATGACGACGAATGACATTTACAACTGGTTAAAAGATCACGCAGTAGTACACACTGGATCTGGTGATACCTACGATGTAGTAAGGTTTAAAGAAGCAATCTCTTTGATTGAGTTCTTAATGGAAGAACGTGATTATTGGAAGAACGCATACATGGAGGCAACTAGTGCCCCGTGATCCTCTTGACCTATTTAACGACCTTCCTGATTTCCCTGGAAAAACACCACCTAAAAACCGTTCTATAAAAAAGTCAGATAATAGGCTTGAGGATAGATTCAACGGAGCAAAAGGTAAGGTCTTTAGGATAGGTGGAGAAGAGCGTATGTTCTTCTCAGTAGGAGAACTTGCTAAATGCTTGAATCGTAAACCAGTAACTATTAGGATGTGGGAACAGCAAGGGTGGATACCCAAAGCCACCTACAGAACACCCACACCAAAAGGCGAACAAATTCCTGGAAAAACTTTGAAAGGTCGTAGACTTTACAGTTTGGAGCAGGTAGAGTTCTTGATGGATGCCCTAGAGCATTTCAAGATAGACGATCCCAACAAGGCCAATTGGGATGGTTTTAGAAAACACATAAAAAACAAGTGGCCCAACTAACAAAAGAAAAGAGAAAAACATGTCAAGATACGATGATGACGAAACAGAAATGATGGAAGAGGAAGCTGCAGCGCCGCGTCGGCGTCTGACGGTAGTAGAGGATGAAGACACGCCGGCCCCGGTTGCTGCTTCAAACTCAATCCGTAGAGGATGGGGTGCGGTTGAGCAGGCAAAGTCTGCAGACTCTCCTTACGCACAACGTCTTCGTGTTAGCGAAGACCCAATCATCATCAAGTTTCTTGAAGATGAGCCCTATGCAACATACAGACAGCACTGGGTTGAACGAACCGGACAGAAGTCATTTACCTGCATTGCAGACCTAGACCCAAAGGGTTGCCCACTGTGTGATGCTGGTAGTCGGCCTTCAACTAGATTTGCGTTCAATGTTGTTTTGTTGTCTCCCGACTCAGAACCAGTGTTGAAGTCCTACGAAGTAGGTCCTCGCGTCATTGACCAGCTCAAGAACTTCCACATCGACCCACGCCAGGGTCCTTTGTCAAAGCACTTCTGGGCAGTAAGTCGCTCCGGTAAGGGAGCCACCTCGGCAACCAACCACCAACTGGTCAAGGAGCGTGACTTGGAAGAATGGAATATTGATGTGCTTGATGAAGCAGACTTCAAAGTTCTTCGCAAGTCGGTGTACACCTCAGATATCATTCAGATACCCGTCCGTAAGGACTTGATCCAAATCGCATTGGAAGACCTGTCTGACTGAGATGACAAACCTAACGAACGACGTGGGGGGTCTTATGGCCCCCCACGTGGTGTCTTCAATAGAAGAACTACACGAGATAGTCCAACACATACAAAGTGTTGGAGCTTTTGCTTTTGACGTAGAAACACGTGGCAACGTTGAACGTCACAGTGATGTGCTTGCGTGGATTGAACAAGAGTGGAAGCAACACGAAAGCACTTTAAAAACAACTTCCGAAGAAGTCTTAGCTAGATCAAAAGAGGCCATCATCTTAAGATGGCAAAACACCTTGGCCCTTGATCCAATGAGAAACGAAGTGTTTTGGATAGGCATAGCAACGGAAGGAAAATCATGGGCTATCCCAATGGGTCATCCAAATGGGGAAATCCTTGTACCCGAAGAGCGTGGAGATGGAACAACCGTACCTCCCCCTGGGTATCGCAAACTTTTAGCAAATGGCAAAGAGTCTCTAGCAAAAGCTAGGTACTATATACCAGCACAGTACTCAGAAGCCCCAGAGCAACTATCACGCACCGATGTGTTTCAAGCTCTAGAACCCCTGTTCTTTAGTGATCTGGTTAAGGTGGGGCACAACATCAAGTTCGATGCTAGGTCAATACGTAAGTATTACAACGACTGTCTGCCGCACGGGCCGTTTGTAGACACAATGATCATTCAACACATTCTCAACGAGAACTTGCTTGAATACAGTCTTGACAAACTTATTGCCCATAACTTTGGTGGCTTTAATCCTTACTACATGGACGGAAAAATAGGAGCCATAATTACTCAGGTTCCATTCTCTAAAGCAGTTAGGTACGTGCATCTAGACGTTAAGTGGACTTGGCATTTGTACAAACTTCTTTGGCAGAAGATTCAAAACAAAGAAGAACTGTTGTCATGTCTACGTCAAGACATGGATGTAATCCGTGTTTTAATGGACATGGAGGACACAGGCATACCCGTAGACCATAGGTCTATGACAAAGCTTGGCAAAGAACTAGACACACATCTAAACGAACTTCTTCTACAAATGATGGATTACGCACCACCTGGTTTTAATCCAGATAGTCCAAAGCACAAACAACAGTTACTGTTTAGTGGCAAACGTGAGGGCGGGTTAGGCCTAAAGCCAACTAAATATACTGAAAAAGGTTCAGCATCAGTTGATGAGGAAGCTTTGCGCAACTTAGAAAACAAGCATCCTGTAGTACCATTATTACTTGATTGGGCAGAGACCAAGAAAACAAAGTCTACTTATGTAGACGGTCTACTTACTAAACTGCACAAAGGTTCTCTTCATCCATCTTTTCACCTACACAGAACTGCTACTGGAAGACTTTCATCTAGTAACCCAAACTTGCAAAACATTCCAAGAGACAGCAGCGTACGAGGACTGTTTGTAGCCCATCCTGGTTATGTGCTCCTTGTAGCTGACTATGACCAGATTGAATTGCGTGTTATGTGCATGTTCTCTGGAGACAAGAAGATGAGTGAGTTCTTCCTTAACAACGAAGATATTCATGCTGGAGCAGCGGCTTTGATCTTAGGCAAAGATGTGTCTGAGATTACACCAGAAGAACGCCAGCTTGGTAAAGGTGTCAACTTCTTGACAGCATATGGTGGTGGTCCACAAAAACTTGCCAGAACTACCGGAGTAGATGTTGAGCATGCCCGTTCAGTAATTGACCAGTATTACAAGCAATTTTCTGGAATTACAAAATGGAAAAAGAGTGTAATAGAATCGGGTATCAAGAATGGTTACGTTGAAACTATCTCCGGTAGACGCCGGCGTTTACCCGATCTACGGTCAGACGACAACTCCCTAAAATCTAGGGCAGAGCGTCAAGCAGTCAACGCTGTAGTTCAGGGGTCTGCCGCTGATATTTGTAAGAAAGCTATGATCGATGTAAACGCTCTTTTGCAAGATACAGGAGCCAAAATCCTGGTACAGGTGCATGACGAATTGGTGGCCATGGTTCCTGAGGAATTGGTAGACGAGCTACAGCCCAAGTTTATTATGTCCATGGGAGATGGTAATATTATTAATGGTATTCCATTAAAAGTTTCATGCCACTCAGCCTATAATTGGTCGGAGGCGAAAGGGTAATGATGTCCTCAAGTCCAGTAGAAGAGCGCAATTTTTATCTAACCCTTTCCATATTAGAAGGGCAGAAACTTGCTCATGCGGCTGGGTTTTCTGTGCCATCTGCCGATGTCCAGGAACACGAGATTATGGACATTATGCAAAAGTGGTTTACATTATCTCATGCTGGGATACTAGATAGTGTAAAAGAATGTGCTAACTGGATGATCAATGTAATCAAAGATACAAATGATCTAGATGACGAAAGTTTGGCCGCAACCGAAAACATCATAACTGCATTTGGTATAGCTGCCATATCTCATTTGATTGACCAAGAGATGTTGAGCATACTAGAACCAGAAAACTATGACCCATCATTAGTTGAAACTAATATTGTGTCCTTGCTAGGCTTTATGCTATCGTCATCACTATCAGATGACGACGAGCTAGATCTAGAGGATGGTGAAGAAGATGAGCAGTGATTGGTGGTCAAAACGTTTAAGTAGCAATCAACCCGCTGCCTCTAGACCTACCACAACATCTATGCCACCAGTGACACCACCCATACGCATACCATCAGGGTTAGTTCACTCAAATCCACAACCTTATCAAGACACAACTATTCCCCAACAACACAATCCTAATGAACCCATAACTATGGGAGAAGCCCTCAGACAACCCCACCTGTGGGAAGGTCGTGGAGAAGCTGCTAAAAAGCAAGGCAACCTAACTTGCCCAGAATGTGGTAGTGGCAACGTTTTTGTGCGCACAGCAAAAGGTGGGAATACAACAATCAACGGAAACAGTCCAGCTCCACGATGCTTTGAATGCGGTTGGAATGGGATGTACGACCAAGCCTCCCAAGCTTCTTGGGGAGTATAACAACAAGGAAAACAATGAAAAGTGAAACTAGCCGTGAGAGCCTTGAATCAATCATCTCTTCTATCAACAAGAAGTACGGTGAGAATGTAATAGTACAAGGTAACCAAGTAAAAGAAGAAGTACCACGCATTACTACTGGTGTGTTGGCGTTTGACTTAATGCTTGGTGGAGGGTGGCCCATGAACCAATGGTCTGAAATCATTGGTGATGAATCATCCGGTAAAACAGCTCTTGCATACAAGACTATTGCAGCAAACCAAGCCGCTGACCCAGAGTGGGTAGCAATGTGGATTGCTGCTGAAGAGTTTGTTCCAGACTACGCTAAGGCGATTGGTGTTGACCTTGATCGTCTGTGGGTAGTTGAGACCAATGTTATGGAACAGGTCTACGATCTAATTCTACGAGCTATGGAAAATAGGGCTGTTGATTGTATAGTTCTTGATTCACTCCCAGCCTTAGTACCTGGTGATGAAGCTGAGAAGATGATGGATGAGTTCTCCATGGGTCTTGGGGCCAGACTTACTGGTAAGTTCTTCCGCAAGAGCAGCAAGGCTCAGAAACGGTCATTGATTAATGACGACCGTGGGTGTACCGGGTTGATCATCAATCAGTGGCGTGAAAAGATTGGTGTTATGTATGGTGATCCCAGAACCACACCAGGTGGTAAAGCTAAAAACTTCCACTACTTTGTTAGACTAGAAGTCAAGAGAGATGAATGGTTGAAGTTTAAAGACGAGCCAGTTGGCCAAACCATCAAAGCTCGTACAATGAAGAACAAGACATACAGACCGCAACAGGTTGCTGTTGTTGACTTTTACTTTGCTGATTGCCAATCATTTAAACTTGGTGACTTTGACGTTATCAAAGACATAGTAAACATCTGTATTGCAACAGACATAATTACAAGAGCTGGCGCCTACTACAACTACAAAGACCAAAAGTGGCAAGGAAAAGATGCCCTATTGCTTGGTGTTCGTGAAGATCTAGAGTTACAATCAGAGCTCAAAGAGAAAGCAAAGGAGTATTTCCTATGATATTTGGTAGAGAAGAAAAGCAGAGCATAATGAAGGCTTCAAAAAAGCAGGAAAAGCGCTCAGCAAAAATCTATAAGGGTAGCCGTAATGCTGGTTCAGGTTCTGGTTGGTTGCGCAAGAATGATGTACGCACCCATGAACTACTAATTGAGAATAAGCTTACAAACAACCTAAAGTCTTATTCAATCAAAGCCAGTGAGCTTGTGGACTTAACACAACGAGGTGTATTGGAAGATCGCTTGCCGGTAATGCAGTTTGACTTGGGTGGAAAGCACTATGTCATTCTCAACGAAGCTGACTTTCAAATGCTTATAGGAGTAGACGGGAACTGACCGTGACAGACACTCCTTGGTACGCCAAGACTTACAAAGAATCAATTAAGTCCAAAGGCCGGATACTTCCAGTAATACAAGAACGTCTTATTGCCAGTAACCGCGAAAGAAACAAGCACAGAGATACTGACCATCTACACCCATCGGAGCTGTCAAAGAAAGACTGGTGCGCCAGAGCAGCTTGGTATAAAATTAATAAGTATCCAGCCTCAGATGAGTCATATAATATGACTAGGTTAAACGTGTTTGAGGAGGGCCATGCAATTCATGCAAAATGGCAAAGATGGATGCACCAAGCTGGTGTACTGGCTGGTAAGTGGGAATGCTCGTCGTGTAATGAAGTATGGTATGGGGTTTCTCCTAGCACTTGTCACCAGTGTGGTTCTCACAATGTCGTTTATAGGGAGGTACCTGTACGTGACGATGGGTTTCGCATACTCGGTCACGCGGATGGAGAACTGGTTGATGGAGAAGGCAAAGCCCTTATTGAAATAAAGAGCGTTGGCCTAGGTACAGTTAGATGGGATCACCCAAACCTTTACAAAGCGTACTCAAGTGGAGAACTTACACTTGATGGTTTATGGAAGAACATAAAAAAACCATTTGCTTCACATGTTCGTCAAGGACATATCTACATGCACTGCACTGGGCACGATAAGATTATCTTTATATACGAGTGGAAGCCAACTCAAGAAGTAAAGGAATTTACAGTTACCTTTCAAGAAGAAATTATGCAGCCAATTCTTGACAACTGTAGTAAGGTTATTGCACACTTAGAAAGCAACACAGAACCAGAACATCCGGATTGGGCTACAGACAGCAAGGCCAACGGATGTAAGTACTGCCCATACAAAAAGGTTTGTTGGAAATGAGAGTAATACCAAAAGACGATGGAGACCCAGCTCTTACTAAATTTAGGAGTAAGTTTTCGTTGCCAACAAGACCGTCGGATAGCCCACCAGAACTACCTGACCACCTGGACGACCTTGACGATAGTTCCCTTATGGATTTGTACACTGAGTTTATGTCCTGGGTGTCATACACTAAAGGACAACTAGTACAGGCTGAGATTGATGAGGACAGAGACGGTAACTTGTGCCGCATTACAGAAGCCAAGGTGCTCATTGAACAATGGGGTTCAGATGTAAAAGGTGATAGAGTTACGATTGCCAAAGCCCGTAGAGATACAGACCCACGAGTCGTAGCTCAGCAAGAAAAATACCAAGTGTCTAGAGCTTATAGAAAGCTAGTAGAAGCTGTATTTGAATCATGTGAGAGAGGGGCTCAGCTTCTTTCAAGAGAACTTAGTAGGCGTATAGGTTTAAACAGTAAAGAACAACGTACATCTAGATTTGGAGCATAACTATGAACACTAACGAATGGGCAGACAAGGCCAACGCTCGACTAGCGTCTCAGTCCGACGCATATCGTTCTACCACAGAACCACTTAACCGAATTAATGACACTCTTAAAGAGATCAAAGCCTTGCTGATCGAAATTAGAAATATCTTTAGAGATGACAAATAGAGCAAAACAAAAAGGAACTTCGTTTGAAACATCTATCAAACGTTATTTAAACAGCAACGGGTTCCTTAAAGCTTCTCGTACAGTGCTCAAGGGTAGTGAAGACACCGGAGATATCAACGGCATACGCAATAACATAGCCGAAAGAGAACTTGCCATACAGTGTAAAAACCAACGTAAGTTAAACTTAAGCGGGTGGTTAGACGCTACTGTTGAACAGGCAGCAAAACTAGGTAAATCTTTGCCAGCCTTAGTTGTTAAACGGGCTGGTAAAGGGGAAAAAGCACTAGGTGATACCTACGTTGTGATGCGGTTAGATGACTTTGTTACTCTGCTGAAAGAGGGCGGTTACTCCTAAAATTATAAGGTTGATAACAACCTTTTAAACATACGGAGTAAACTATGTCTCAAGAACCAGTAGATGATATTGTAAAAGTATCAGGTGGTAGTAACCCACAAAGTGTTGGATCGATTGTCGCCAGGTCAGTAATTGCCGGCCAGTCTCCAAAGATGCGCGCAATAGGTGCTAGTGCAGTCAACCAAGCTGTTAAAGCTTGCGCTATAGCACGAGGTTTTGTAGCACCAAGAGGTGTTGATTTGTGCTTCATTATAGGGTTTGATGATATCCCTGGTGACAACGGAGAAACCATTTCTGCCATCTCTTTTAAACCAGTTACTCGGTAATACACCTATAAATAGCTGGTATTATATTAAGTAACACGTGTTAGCCTAACGGAGTGATCAATGGCCGAGAACCCAAAAGAAGAGACGCCTGAAGTTAGCCAGCTATCAGCTGAGGATAGTGCTCATCTAGAAAAGCTAATAAAGGCCTCAGGTGGGTTCTACGTTGCAAAAGAGGGAAAAGCTCAACAAGTTCCAAAAACTCCTGAGTATAGAGACCTTTTTAAAGCCGCAAGCCCGGTTGTACGCGCCGTAGTAAGTGATCTAGTTAAAACTGCCAAGGACAGAGTAAGTAAAGAACTTAAGTCTGATAAAGAAAACCCAGAACGAAACAGACGTGTTGGTTCTTCAAAAACAGAGACTGTTAAAGCAGCTGCAGCGGGGCGCGTTAAGAAACTTGGAACTGCAAAAGAAAGAGCAGATGTAGTATCTGCACGTGCTGCTCGGGTTGCGGCTTTCCCAAAAACTTCAGATATTGCTGATGTAAAAGAAACTCTATCTCTTAAACAGCGGGGACAAACTAAGATAACAGACCCTGATACTGGAAAAACTGTAGTAGTACCAGATCCATCAGGCACGGTACAGCTTGAAGGTACGGGAGCCACCCCACGTATACAGGGTGGTACGTCGCAAGTTGGACCCAAAACTGTAGTTACTGGTACTGGTTCTAAAGTAGTTAGAACTAAGGAAGCCGAAAACCTACATCTGTATGTACCAGGGAAAGGTCATAAGCCCGTAGAAGGACGCACTAACATAAGGGTAGTTCTACCGGGTGAGGAAGGCCACTCAGGTGGGTCAGACTCACCAGAACTTCATCCAGAAGACCTGGCGACATACGCAAAAACGTTTAAATCAAAAGAAGTTCGTCCGTTACTTACTGCTCCACCTGGCTCTAGAAACGCAGACAGCATGGGTAGAGTTGGCCCAGGTGGTAGAAAGCCAACTGCAAAAGACTACGTATCTCACATTCTGTATATGCAAGGATGGGGAGCAGATGCAGCAGATGATGATCTTGCTCCAAACACAATGTATGAGGCCCCAAGAGCTGACGATGAACAAGCCGCTCAGGATGTATCCGAGCAGTTAGACATTCCAACGACGCCGTTTACCGAAAGCTCTTCACTGGTAGAACCAGGTGAAGCTGGTGCTATTACCTTTGGTAAAGGTGGAAAAGACATAGTAAAAGGCTCAGCAAGATCAGCTGCCGATACTGAAAGCAGAGCTCTTTCAGAACTTGGTGCTATACCTACACCAGGGCAAGGAGATGTTCCTAACCCTCTAGCAGAAGCGTCAGATCTCGAACGTAGCATGCTACAAACAAATCAATCTTCCAAAGCTCTGTCAAGTCAGTTTGACACAACTGACTCTGCAAGACTTTCAGCTGCAGCAAACCTTTTAATAACCCCAGAATTAAACAGAATGCGTTTGCGAGAGGGCGAAGCAGCTCGCGGAGTAGCAGAGCCTGTATATAGAGGTAACTACACAGTAAGACGAAGACCAAGTGAATCTAAGTTGGTAAAAACTCCAGTAATGGACCCCAATACCGGGCGTCAAGCTAGGGACTCAAGAGGAAAACTCGTTTGGAAAAAAGATAGGTCGGGTCAAGCTGAAACGCAGCCATTGGAAACTTCTGGTACAGGAAAAGAAGAAGTAGTACCCAGTAGGGCTAGTGTCACTGGGCCATTCTCTGTTGAACCCGATGAAACTTCTCCAACACTAACTCCTTATGAAAAACAAATCGCAGAGTCATATTTAGAGGGCGTCAGCACCGCAGGTTCAAAACAAGAACAAGAAGCTGAAGCAATGCGTGCTACAAGAAGCGAGCCGTACACAGCCACTGTAACATCGCGCACTGAAACATACGACCCAGACACTGGAGAAGCTACTGTTAAAGTAGACCCATCTGGCAATCAATCGGGTTTTGGTGGTCCTTTTACTCCAACTACTAATCTTGATCCAGCTAAATATCCATGGGTTGATAAGTCAGCACAACCTTATGTTCGTACTATTCCCGGGGCTCCAGCAACAAAAGACGTAGAAGATATGTCTGATGAAGAACAACAAGCTTACTTTGATAAACTTCAAGAAGCAGTAGAAGCACAAGACGAAGCACGGGGTTCTCGACAATACACCAGAAAACAAAACGGTGAATTGACTGACATTGGTTTAGATACTGATGTAGTGGCATCTGAACTTGCTCAGGGTGGAGAACTAAAAGAAGTCAAAGGATCTGAACAAGTTGTTACTGACCCAACAACAGGTAAACGTACACGTTCAGGGCAACGGCGAGTAATCCTTCGCAGAAATGCAAAGCGTCTAAAATCAGCCGATGTCAGTCTTGAAGAGATGGCAAATAACGCAACTGTAAATGCAATGCGTGTTCCAAGTTACTACGTTGCCCCACAACCAGCTGGTGTGTATAGAAGTGACACCAGGATAGATCCAGCAACTGGTAACGTAAGAATACCTGCAGGCGTTTCAGAAAAACTTAAGTTCAAAGGTGGAGAAGAAGTACTAACAAACGTTGATACTGCAGATCCAAGATGGACTGACTATGACTATTCAACAAAGATGGTTGAAAAAGAATCAACTGATGAAGCTGGCAATGTCACAAAGGTAGAAACTCCTGAAGAAGGAGTAGTGCGTCGAATTGTCCCTACTGCTAAAGGCCTCAAGCCAGTAGGCCCAACAATTGAAGAAGATACTGCAGACAAAATTGAACAGTTTATACCAGGCTTTAAAGAAAAGGGTATACCTGGTGTAATCAGTTCGCAGCTTGTACTCCCAATGTTTGCAAATATACAAAAAGATATATTAAAACGAAAGGCTGCTGGTGAAACAGGGCCGGTGCGGTTGCGTTCAGAGGCAGAACAAAGAGAATACTTGAAGTCCATTGGTGAAAAACCAATGTACACCGATGAAGAAGCAGCAAAACTGGAAGACTACAGAGCTGAACAAGGAAGCCGCGATGAAGAAGATCTACGAGCAGGGGTTGAGGCTCTAGCGCAAAGAAAACCATATGTTGAGCAAGGACTTGCTGACCTTGCTGCAATAAAAGACATAAAATCTAAAGCTGAAGCTGACGTTATGCGGCAAATCCGTGAAGGTAGCCACCCAATGGCACTTAGAAAAGACGGAACAGTCAACCCAACGTTTATGCCTATTGAACCTCTAGCACCAGGTGCTTCTCCTGAAGAGAAAAAGCGTCACAGACAAAGGACGTCTGCTCAAAAACGAGTAGTAAATCTAGCTGGACGAAAAGCGGTCAGTGAACATATTGCCAAAATTGAAGAAGCATTAGGGTTTAAAACCACCGCAAAAGGTTACGTCAGACTTGACGAATCCGGTACACCTATTCAACGAGATGACGATGATTCAGTAGTCAACCCTGACGATGAAACCGAAATACGTGTTCGCATGTTGCGTGCTTTGCAACAACGTATAGACCCAACCGTTGCTGGTACTTCCCCAACACGCTCCGTTGCGGGAACTGACGCAGCTGGAAATCCAAAGCCAAGAAAATTCTATTATGAAATAGAGAAAGACAAGCACGGAAAAGCGGTACTGGATTCTGAAGGAAACCCAGTTATAAAAGAAACTGAAGAGAGAAACTTTCCAGAGTATGTAACAGACGAGAGTGGTAAACCAACCGTAGACGCACGTGGTAACCCAGTTCCTGTACTTGACAAGGCTGGTAACCCGGTAACCAAAAGAGCAAACGTTAAATTAACTCCGTTTGTCACAACCGCCGAACAGTTGGGCAAGGGTAAGAACAAAACTCCTGGTGTATCAGTTAAATCAGAATTAGATATACAAGATGAAGGTGGAGTCTGGCACCCAACAGAAAACCCAACAGGAAAATACATTGTAAAAGAAGCTACTCCTGTAACAGTTGCCAGAACAAAATCAGAAAGATTAAGAGAAAAAGGTCTTGTTACCCGTTCTGGTGAAATGAAGCTTGGAGATGAAGGACTAATACACAGTGTTCTAGATAGCCTTCGCGTGCCAACGGGTGATGACGCCGGTACAACAAAGCCGTTCTTGACACCAGTGCCACAAGGTGTCAGCATCAGCACCTTGAATGATCTTAATTATCGAACATCACGGTCAGAGATGGCTGGTGATATGGCCTCGGTAGAAGAAGCAACTGGGGAAACAACCCCAGCACCACGATCTAGAGCCCTAGGTTCGCAATTTGATATTCCAACAACTGGTGTTGAACCTAGGGACCCTTCTAAGATAGATATCCCAGAAAGCACAGCGGAACGAATTAAGCTTGCACAGAAACTGAAAATAAACCTTTCTATTTCTACTCCAAATATGCTTAGAACTGCTAAAGGTTCTACGCGTCAAAGTGCTGGTAAATCAGTTAAAGAGATTCTTGGCCCAACACCAAAAGCCCCTGCAGAAGAGCCCGCAACTAACGTAGACATAGACGAAAGCGCTCCAGCGTTGGGAGCTTTGGCTCAAGCAACATCAGGTGTTGCAAGTAGTGATGCACTATCTGAGTTCTCATTACGTAAAACTCGTGAAGAAAACGCTGCTGCTCGTCAAGCAATGCATGAATACAATAAAGCTGATGCTGCAAGAAAAGCAACCAGAACAACTTACTCATATGGAGTTGCTTTCTTAGACCCATATGGAGCTGCTTTCTTAAAGAGTCTTCCCAAAACCACACCAAGGTTAAACGAATATGGAGCTCCTCTTGTACCAAAAAACTTAGGAGGAACCCTAAGCAAGCAACTGAACCTGAATGAGCAACAACCGGTTTCTCCAGAAGAGGCCGGAGCCTATGACCCCGACACCATTCAAGTTCGTGAAGATCCTAGGGGTGGTAGGGTTATGTCGTGGATAAAGCCTAATGCTCCAACTCCACCCAGTACTCCTAGAACTGGTATTCCAACACTAATGCCTACAACTGCTACTCCAGTTGGAAGGCCTTACCTAGAAGGCGACGAAATACCAACTAGCAGATTAGTCACTGCTGGACAGTACACAAGAATTGGACCTAAGAGAACTGCTTCTGTTAACGATAGAAACAAACGCTTCTATGGGGAAGTCACCTATACAGGTGAAGGCCCAAGGTATTCAGAAATAGCAGGACCAGGTGGCCGTGGTAAACGCGGAATAACCATATCCGCTATGTCACCTGATGTTGAGTACCCCACATCTCCTAGTGGACTAAGTGTTCCATCAATACCACCATCATCCCGGGAATCCGCGTTTCCAGGACAAGCTAGACCAGCATTGGGTCCTGTGACTCAAGCTGGAACAGGCGACCTAACTCCTGATAACATACCCTTAACACCTACATCAGGTCGCCAGATGCCTCCCCCACCTCCCAAACTATCAGGTCAGTTTGACAACACAACTATCAAAAAAGACGATCAACAATCTTGAAATAACAGGTAAAAACCAGTAGCATATATTTAGAGGTAATAAACAATATGCGTAAGTACAGCAATGATGATTGGCGTAAACTAGCTAACTCACAGAACATAGACGACATTTTTGATGAAGTGTATGAAGAACAAGAAAAGCTAGAGTACAAGCAAAGACGCAAGGAAAAAGAGAGACATGGCTGCAAAGAAGACTTCTTCAACTCCTAAAAAGAAGAAGACTGAAAAGAAACAAGCCCCCAAACCTAAGCCAATATCAAACGTTGGTGGTGGG